GACTTTGCTTCTTTATTATCATAACCTTCTTGGAGATATTGTTTCAATAAATAATTGAAGGCTTGCTTACGTTCCTTCACCCAAAAATTATTAGTCATTTTCTACCCATTCTTGATTAGCTTTTTTATAATCCAACTCTGATAACTTCTCTCTTAATTTTCTATTAGTTTCTTTTAGCTCCTCTATCTGTTGTTGTAAAATTCTAATATGTTTATGTAGAAATTCAGTTGTTGTTTGCATAGTATACTCCAAAGATTATCGTAAGTCAACATAAAATATATGCTTGCCAATTTGTGTGATAAATTTAAACTGCTTGTCATTAGCCCAACCGGGGCTGACATAGGATGCATGGTAGTGTGTTGCTCTGTCTAAAGTCTTCACAATAATTCCAGATAATATTATTTTTGCTAACCTAAGTATTCTTGAAAGAGCTTTTATATCTTTATATTTTTCTGTTCTTCCATCACACCAGTAAGAGAACTGACACATGTCTCTTACTGGATTATCTTGCCAGTAAACTCCCTGATGAATTACTTTACAAATTGTGTTGGGAAATCTTTTATTTTTAACCCTGTTTAAAATTATAGTACCTACTGCTAGTACACTTACATCATCTTCAGAACGAGCTTCATGATAGAGTGCTTCAGTTAAACATCCAAATTCATTCGCCTTGATAGGTTTAATAAAGAGAAACATAACTAGTATTAATAATAAATATTTCAATGTAACCTCGTAATTATTATATCTGAATTAATTAAAGTTAAAGGATGCATATCTATAGATTGTAAATAATGATAGGCTTCCTTTTCACTTTGAAAAGTTTTAATTTCTAACCCATCCTCACCGGGTAGAATATCTATACTAAAGATATCCATTGGGTCTCCTATATGTGCAATAACAAAAGACATTTAGTCTCCTCTATCTTCTCCGTTACCGCCTACTGATTGACGTTGAATGTCATTGTGGTTTAGTTCAGACCAGTAAATCTCCAGTGCCTCAGTATCTTGGTGAGCCTTGAACATGTGTGCTTCACCGGGCGGTACAATAGACATGTCTCCAGGAAATAAGAACGTGCTATCACACAGTCCATAATCTTTCCATCTTTTAATTTCCAACTCACCTTTAATTACATAGAATGCATTGATTTTAGATTGGTGTTTATGTTGTGAACAGTAAGCACCTGCATTTACTACAATTCTATGTATTTCTATGGCTGGCGATTGTAATATAGGTTCTGTTGATCCCCATACTTTACCTTCTATAATACTCATTTCATTAACTCCTTCCAACTAACGGGAAATAATTTTTCCATGTATTCATCTATAGATTTTACTATAAGTCTTGTTTCTTCTTGGGTATCTTCTGCTAGTCTTTGCTTACATATTCGACTCCATCCATGTAAGGAACCAGACCAGTACCACTCTGTATAAGTTGCCAATGGGAGAACTGCCCTTGCCTGTTCGGCACATACTCCTGCTTTTAACAGAGCATTATAAGTATCTTTGCAATATCTTATTGTATCATTAAACATCCACCTAACAGAATCTGGTGATTCAATTGGTTCTTTTGATGACCCCTGCTTTATATTATCAGCAGATTTTCTAAAGTAAGGTGGAAAATAAAACTCTGGTTCTATTGTTACATAACGTCTGGATACTTCATTCCAAGAGAAGCCAACTTGATGTTTGGCTAGTTGTCTTGCAACAAAGAATGGTGATTTAATATGAAAGGTTACAAACGCATGAGCAAAGGGGGACCAATGCCCATGTTCTGCTAAGTATTTTATTAATTTTTTATCCTTATCTTTTAATACTTTATCTTGTACTTTCCAAGTACTTGTAGTCTTAAAGGATACTCTAGCAGAATTAACTACTGTTAAATCACTACCCATATGATCAATAACATTAACAAAATTATTCATGATTAAAATCTCTTTCAGTTATTTTTAATCCTCGTTCTAATTCATCATCAATCAGTTCTTCTATGTCATTTACTAATTGAAGTAGCTGCATTAACTTTTCATTTGTTATTGGTTTATGAAGTGCATTAGATATAATTAATTTAATTATTAACTGCATAATTATATCAGATAGTTTAGTATTTGACAACCCATTATATAAAATTCTTTCTATCTCTTTGATATCATTCATCTTCTTCCTCCAACAATTCTTTTACATCTTGTTGGTCCCAACCCAGCCTTACCATTTCATCTAGAAATTCTTCATAGTTTAATGCACCATACTCTAATTGTGTTATTGTCTTATGACATTTGGCTTTCCAAAATTCTTTATAAGATATAACAGTCATGGTGTTTCACTATGTAACTGGTCTTGATCTAACCCATGCCCATTGCCGTGGCCTAGATTAACTATGGTATTAGAGTTAATCAACTCTTCCTTTGTTGCCCAGCCTCTTATTGTAAAGGTGGGGTAATCGGCTGTCACCAGAACGAATATATCTATGTCCTCATAAGGTGTATTCATCTTAGCCAGTAGCTTACCATTGGAATACTTAGTAGTTTTTACATCAATACGTTTACCTGAGTGTGATGTCAAGTCTACCCCACCTTGTCGGGCGTAGATGGTAAGGTCAGGGTAGACATTCAACCATTTACCAACAGCAAGTTCTCCTCCAAGACCTAGAAGATCAGTTTCCTTATTACTCTGTGGTCCTATCTTGCCATTAGACACACCTGATGAACGTGCCGTAGCATGGCGCATCTCTGCCCCTACCTCACATAGAGTTTGTTCAAGTTCTGTGAGGGTGTACTCCACCTCTAGTGGATAATAATCTGGATCATCCAGCATTCCACTCTCCTGCATTTCAATATGCAGATCACTCATTTTACCCATACTACTCTCCTTTATCTAGGGTTTGTTGCAGTTTTTCTAACTCATTCTTAGATTTTTCCAACAAAAGTTTTACTATCTTTAGTCTTGACTGTACTTTACGTAAATCTTTTTTTATTTTATCAATACTTGTAGTCATAAAGTTTCTCCTTGAAAGGTATCTAAGCTGCTTTCTCCATTCCTCTTATGATAATTAATCATTAAGCTTTCCAACATCTTCCACCTTTTCATAGAGAGTTTCTTTTTACCATATTTACTAGCAAGATACACCCATTTTCGACCCTTCTTTACGGTTACTCTACGCCAACCAGAGCCGATCATGGGTGCTTCATCTCGAAAGTATATTAGATGTTCTTTAGTTTTCATTAAGCTGCCATCTCTAAGGATGTCCATTCAGGAGATGCCAGCATCTTACGCACCTTATCTTCTCTGGTCACCCTAACATTATGGTTAGCTCCCGTCTTGCTACTAGCATGGGATGACCAGTAGGTAGCTGCATTATAGGCAGACCACAGAGTACCCTCATCTCGTTTACTATAGCCTTCATAAGCACCTTGACCATGCAGATGCCGGTTCTCTTCATCAAAGATTTTCATAAGGTTGGAAAGCATAACCTTATTAGCAACCTTCTTTCTGCTAACATTATCAGTACGTTGTGCCAGTGTGTTAGTAAACAGGTTGATGGCACCATCTCTACTAACCTTGGTATCATACCAGCCACGCATTTGAGTAAGTCCTTCACCGGAAATAAACTCACCAGCAGTCTTAACTTTACTGGCAAACCCACTCACATTAAAGTTCTTTGTATGTCTGCCATAGATGTAGGCAAGCTTATCTCCAGATACCAGGGTATTATAACAGAAGCCACGCCACAATCCCATCATACCAGAGTTAGCCCAAGTCCTGTTATGGCTTGTCCTGAATACAAATTCTGGTACTATACTATCCTTGTCTTCTCTCATAGACATTTCATGGGCTGGAAATTTAGCTCTTAGTTCTAGCTTGGAACCATTATCATAGACGTTGGTGGTAAAAGTGGCATCAGTTAAATCCAAACGTGCAAATGCCAATGCCTCTTCTACACCGCTAACAATTTCATTATACTGCACAGGCTCATACTCTTCAGAGACTACAGCCAAAGCCTGTTGGTTATCTTTGCGTCGAAGACCTACCCCTACATTTAAAGGAACAGGTACTCCATCTCTAGCCTGGAGGGAGAACTTCTCTACTTGAAAGTCTATTTTAGAATGGTCAAACATTATCTTTCTCCTATGTAGTCTTCATAACATTTACTTACTGACTGCATTTCACTTGAAATCCAATCATTAAGTTCATATAAATCTAACAAATCAAGATCAGACCCACACATCTCTATAAATTCCTCAACCATAGGTCTGCACCATGCATCACTTTCCTTCTTGAGAAATAGTTCTACATCTTCTACTGTCCTAAACGATGGGGTTAACATAGCTATCTCCTATAATATATTTAATAATAAGAAGAAACTGATCTTCATCTTCATCGTATATACCGTCGATACATGTACCACCGGCATAAGAAGCACCTACTTCTATCTCATTGAAGCCCTTCTCATTTACTTCAAAGATTTTATAACTAACTTGAGGTATTATTTTCTGTGGTATTTCCCATAGTTTCTGTCTCTGCTGTTCTCTCGTATGTGACTTCCATTCCAAGATAGGGTTCCACATATCATTAATCCTCTTCAGTTATTCCACAATGATCTTTTACAATATAATCTCTAGCTATTTTCATTCCACTCTCACCATGCTTGTCTTTAATTTCTTTTAGGATATCACTCATTACCCATCCCCTTTTAATGCTGGCTTTGCCTTGTTGCATTAAAGATAATACAGATGCCTTTGCAAAAAGTTCTTTCTTCCGATCAACTTCTTTAACAGTCATAACATTTCTCCTTATGCTTGATCATGCGAACATAGCTACCCCTTCCCTTCTTTGAAGGAATAAGTTGGTTGCTTAGTTTTCTTAACGTCCTCCAGTAGGGAGAACGCTTCTTGAAATTTTCCTTTTTATTTTTCATAATAGATGTACTCCCCACATTAAGAATGAAACAATAGCCAGAATATTTAAAGCTATCAAGGCATGAAAAAACATTAGTCCATTTCCTTCCATTGTTCCCATGCTATTAGTTCAGCCCTTCTATATGCTTCGGCCTCACTATAGCCTTTCTCAACTAGCTCTTCCCATATATTATCAAATAGATTTTCTAATAGTCTTTCGTTATGTATGTTACTCATAATCTAACTCCTTTTAATATATTATACTAACATACCTATGCAAGGATGTCAACAGTCGGCTGTTTACTATTTACCCACTCATATGTCACTGGCATCCCCATCTTTTTCATCATAAGAATAGTTGGTTCCACCTTAGAAAAATCCCAGGCTGTAAACACTATCTCACCCTTGTATTTTAAGATCCACATTAAATCGCTCCTAACTTTGTAGCTATCCATATTGAAAAGGGCATGACTATCATCAGCATTGTCCACAGTATAACTCCTATTGCAAGTATTGCACCTAACATTTGTATCATGTTACTTCCTTCTTTTCGACTTCAATAATTTCATCTAGTCTTACTGCAAATTCAGGCCAACCACCATACCGGACAGTAGGAAGTGGACCACCCAACCAGAAGCCATTGACTTTACGCCATACAATACCACAGTTCCATCTGGTAGCAGCCCTAAACTTAATACGATCACCAATTTCAATAGACTTTTTCATGATCCCTCCTTCTTTAAAAGGATGGTCCTGCAACAGGGACTTACCTGCCATAGGACTATAAGGTTATAGAGACAGGACTGTAGCATTTCCACCAAAGTTTTTAGGCGGCGAGAAC